ACCATGTGATTCGGCGTGTATAATGCACTCGGAATGGCACAGGGTTCTGTGTGTGAAGAGTTTGGGGTGGGATTGTCTGTGTGTCGCAAATGTCAACAGGCTGAAAATCAGGCGATTCGGTGCTGCTTCACTTATAGTCTAACCCTCTGGCACTCAGTCAGTTAACAAAACGCTGAATGTTTTGCCGACGGTGCGCATAATGCAGGGGGTCGGGGTGCGCAAATGCGTTTGGGTGCGCGCGCGTGTGCGTGTATATGTACGTAGAATCCCCAGGATCTGTATTACTCACCTCTTTTTTTGGCTGGTAGTCTGTTCTAAGGCAATAAAATAGCGTGTATTCGCAAGAATCCTCGTCAAGGCTTGACTTTGTCAAAAATATGCTGTAACTTCGCCTCGGTGCTCAGTTAGAAAGGAGACTTTTAGAGTGCCAAAAGCTTCCAAGAAGGGTTTTTTGGTGTTGAGGGGTAATCAGGAAGCTTTACTGCTGTGAGAGGCGCAAAGACTGTTCTCTTATATTTGCTACATGCTAGGACTAGGATCATCAATTACGACTCAATCAAGTGCATCTTCGCCGCAGTACAGCGATCAGTTTGAGATGGAGAGCCACTCTGGCAATCAGCATACACTAAGCACGGCGTCCTCTATTACTGACTCTCAAAGTGTCACCAAAACGGATGTATTAAAGTTTGAGGCGGCTCAAAATTTTAGTAACAGTCATGACCCCCATATAATTATGACTAACGGTGCGTCTGGAGTTTCAGACTCTACCGCCGCTACAGTGACGTTCTCTATGCTTCTAGATTCTAACAATACTGGAAACATACCAGGTGCTTTCTCTTCCATTAAATTAGAGGCAAAGGGGGGAAGTTCAGCAGAGCAAGGCTTAACAGCCTCGGATATTTCTCTAGGGGAGTGGACTGACTTCTCGGTTTCTTTAACGACAGGCTCTTCTGGTGATGCAATAACATTTGATTTAGATCATATTGGAGGAGGGGGCGTTCGCCAGGGTGATATCATATACTTCCATAACGTATCTATCTCCGCTGATTAATTCTAATTATATTTGCTATATGGTTAAGGCAAAAAAGAAAAAGTACATGGGCGGCGGAAAGATGAAGTACGCTGACGGTGGTAAGATGAAATACAAGAAGGGAGGTAAGTTCCCTGATCTTACTGGAGACGGTAAAGTGACTATGGCAGACATCTTGAAGGGTCGCGGCGTTGGAGGAAAAAGAACTGTCGCTCAGGGTGCTGACAAGAAGGACGTTCGTCGAGAGAAGAAGATGGTTCGCCTCATGAGTAGAAAGAAGTCATGATGAACTCTGGAACCATGTCCGATCGTCTTAGAGAGGCGATGGAGAACAAGGGAAGAGAAGATTCTGGAACTTTGATCGGGCAGTTTGCTTCTACTGTACGTAGAGAGCAGTCCGATAGCGGGGAGATGAAGGAGTTTGTATGGGTGAACAAGGGGGAGGAGCTGGATATAAGCGCCCCTGACGAGCAATGGCAACAGACTCCAGGTTCTTTCAAGGTGTATGGGAACTGGAACGAGTACGCTCAGGGACAGGATCAAGACGGGAATATGTTTATCCCTGACGAAGACTTCCCATACGTAAGGAACTCTAAAGGAGACTTTATTCTCGACGAGTCTACCATGGACGGAAAGTCTAGGGGCCAAGAGGCTACAGAGGGACTGGGCGGACAGGGTGAGTCCAAGATGCAAGATCTGATGGAGAAGCTCGGAGGTATGCGCGGACAAGGCGGTCAACCCGCTCCAGGGAGGATGATGCCAGGAGGCGGAAGAATAATCCGCTATTGATGGGGAGTAAGGGTTACTTCAACCCCAGGATGAAATTAAAGGACTTCAATAGGAAGCAAAATGAATTTATCAGAAAACCTGACTCTAAAAGAGTGTACCAAAAGTTTAACGGCCAGCAGACTTGGTTTAAAAAATCAGCCTGACGACCCGCAGATCACCAATCTGAAGCTGGTTGCCGAGCACATCTTTCAGCCTGTTAGGGAGCACTTCGGTGTCCCGATATACATTTCTTCTGGGTACAGATCCCCTAAGCTAAACACCGCTATCGGGGGGAGCACCACCTCACAGCACTGTCAGGGCAGGGCGTTGGATATGGACGCAGATGTATTTGGTAAAGTCACCAACGCAGAGATATTTCACTACATCAAAGACTGCTTGGACTTCGATCAGCTGATATGGGAGTTCGGTGACGACACCAACCCCGACTGGGTTCACGTAAGCTACAACTCCCCTACAGAAAACAAAGGGAGGGTATTGAAAGCATACAAAGACCCCAAGTACCCAGGCACGACCTACAAGCTCTGGTAAAACCGCTGCACCAACAGCCTGGCGCGTTGAGATAGGGCGTATCGCACCCTGTAGTTGTACTTTGTCTCTTCTCTGAATATGTGATCTTCTAATGTCTTCGAGGGGGTTAGTCTCTCAAAGTGCTTGTATATATACCCGTCTGATTGCAGTGGGTATATAATCCTGTTCGCCATATTGGTTCTATTGTATTCGTATTCCTCTGCGGCGTAGTCTATAGTAAAGAACTCTAGGTCGTAGGCCCAGATCATAAACTCCAAGTGCTTCCACCCCACTCCACTGTCTTGGCAAAACTTCTTCCTTGCCGAATGCAGGTTTTTGAGGTAGTTGTTGTTCAAGTACTTCCCTTTCATCCTAGAAAAGTCCCTGAACATCTTGGTTTTAGAAACCCTTGACTTAGGCATGATTACTTATCTTTGAGATAATGAATACAAGAGACAAAGAGTTTATTGCCGAAGTGTATTCGCTCATTGTTCAAATAGAAGGGCTCATAAAGAGCTACAACTACGAAGATAGGGTGATGTCCGCTATAATGCTAGGAGTTCTCGATATAGACGAGGTTCTGTCCCCAGGGGATGAGGATCAGGTTCAACTAAAAAGCGTATTCAGTTACAACCTTGACAGTAGGCTGGAGCTAGAGATGGTTAAAGGAATAATGGACCAGCAGTTTGAGGATCCTGAAGGAGATATAGACGATATCCTAGGAGACCTCGGAATATCACTTAACTGATGGATGGATTAATAAGAAAGCTTGTGGTCGGAAAAGACCCCAAGAACGGAATGGCCTATTTCGTAGGCATGAGAGCAGGTGAAGGTAAAGTCTCCGCTATTATTCAGGACGACTCTTATCTGCACAAGTTTGGAAAATGCAGATACCTAGTTTACACAGAGGGCCCAGAGGGCACTGACCTTTGGAAGGCAATCGACGATATGCCATGTCTTCTAGAATTTGATTTGAACTTCTAATATAATGAAATCACTAACACACTTTATTGTAGAAATAGACAACCCACTACAAGACACTATAACTACAGACTCTGGACTAGAGCTGTATGTAGACACCAAGTACAATGAGTTTGAACACAGAACTACAGAAGGCAAAATACTTGCTACTCCGCTTAGGTATGAAACTGGCGCGAAAGCTGGAGACTCTCTTTACTTCCATCATCACGTGGTTATCAATGGCGGTTCGCCACTTTGCAAAGAAGACAACCAATACGTTGTCAAGTATGATGACGATCATGCGTCAGCGAATCAGGCTATTGCGTATCAAAGTGAAGGCGTGGTTTATCCTATCAAGGGTTGGTGTTTGCTTGAGCCTGTTGAAGAAGATGATACTGGACATTCTGGACTCATTGAGCTGGTTTCCCTACAAGAGAAACCCGTAACTCAGGGTGTGGTATCCTTTGACACCCCAGAGCTTGAAGAGATTGGAGTATCCCATGGCGACGTGGTTGGCTTCAAAAAGAACAGAGACTACAGAATTAAGATCAATGGGACGGAATACTACAGGGTCGCGGTCACAGAACTCCTCTACAAAGTTTAGTACGCTAAGCGCAGCTACAAGGCTGATGGACGCAATGTCAATCGCTATAGACAATATGATCGAAGAGGTAAAAAAGCCTGTCGATCAGGAAGTCAATGGCAGCGCTAGGAAAGCAGAGCTTCAATCAGTTAAGCAGACCGCAGTAGACTGCAAGGAACTTCTTCGGGAGCGGCAGTCGCTAGAAATTATGGTTAAAGAGCTACAAGAAAATGGAGAAGTCAAAGAAGACAAAGACTACTCAGGCGGATTTGCCGAGAAGTTCAGCAAGTGATCACACCTTTAGAAGGGGAGATTATAAATGGGTATCTTCGCACAACAACCACATCTACTTTAACGAGGAGTGGAACGGAGAGTATGAAAGCTAGAGACTATAAAAAAGAATATGGAAAGTACGGCAAAACCGAAGCGGCCAAAAAATACCGTGCAGGTCTCAATAAGTACAACCGTAAAAAAGGGACGTATGGTAACGGTGATGGCATGGACGCCGCTCACGAGTCTGGACGCATTCGTAGATTTCTGAAGCAGTCAATAAACAGAGCTAACAATAGGCCGAAAAAAAGAGCCAGCAAATAAATTTCGACACGACGGCCCCCTACGTAAACGGGGCAAATCAAACTGGGGCGTAGTTCAGTTGGTTAGAGCGTCTGTCTTATACGCAGGAAGTCGAGGGTTCGAGCCCCTCCGCCCCAACAATTAAATACAATGGCAAAACAAGTAGATACTTACAGGCAAAAAAATAAGGTCAACAGACCTGGAGTCCACGCCAAGACGAAGACGTCAAAGCACAAGGCATCTAAAAATTACGCTAAGGCGTATAGAGGACAAGGAAGATGAAGTGGATTATACCTTTTATGTTCCCTTTGCTGTGCTCTGCACAGTGTGATCTAGAGATTTTAGATGTAGACCTAAACTATGGGTATATTACAGTTGCTTTCAACAACACTGAAAACTGTGGAGGAGAAGCTTCACCAGACGGCATTTCAGAAATGCAGTTTGGATTTCAAGCTTTAGACGAAAGCTGTAATGCAATTAATGAGGCATGGGACTTTCCGTCTGGTTTTTCTCTTTCTCCAGAGGCTAATCATCCTGGGTGGGTGTATTCCGCAACTAGCACAGAACTGATTACTAACTGGACAAACCTTTATGATGAATCCATAGATCCTCCGTACTACACTGGGGACACTGTTGTATTCCCTATATACAATCAGTATCAAAGTGATTGCATAGACGGACCTTATGCAAATCAACTGTATTGCAATCTAGAGGGGTGCATACAGCACTGGCTGAGCCTTGGCTTGAGCATACAATCGGTAATATGGCAAATTAGCTATGGTCCTACCATGTATGCTGAAGACGGTGGTTGGGCTGAGGTAGGCGCCAACGGCGACGGTTCAAGCTGGGGCTCTGGGGTTTATGACGACGAAAACTTCCTAGACAACTGGGTTGTAGTAGGCCCCTGTGGCGACCCGATACCAGAAGTCATAATAGATACTGTATATGTAGAGCTTCCGCCAGACACCATTGTGATCGTGGAAGTTGACACTGTAGTGATCAACGATACCATCCCCATCCCAATAAACTGGTACTTCTACGACACTACATACGTGTACATTACTGACACGCTTTATGTAACTGAGTATGATACTGTATATCAGCAGCTTCCCCCAGAGATTATAGAGTATTACTTTACCGACACCCTGTATGTAACTGACTATGTGTATGATACGACAGAAGTATACATTACAGACACGGTTCAGGAGTACATAGTGCAAGAGCTATGGCTGGATTGCGATACAGGCCTTCCGTGTGATGAACAGCCAGGGTTTGATGAGTGCGAGGAAATGATTGTTTTCGTACCGAACGTATTCACCCCAAACAATGACGGTATCAACGATGCGTTTTATGCTGAGCAAGACGACCCAACATGCTGGAAAAGATGGGAGATGAGCATATACAATAGGTGGGGAGATGTAATATTTCACTCCGACGATCCAGAGGAGGTATGGGATGGAGGCTATGGTAGCTACTATGCTCCTGACGGGGTATATGCGTGGATTATAAAAGCTAAAACCTACGGGGGCAGAAACTTATCTATCCAGGGGTCAGTACAGATATTTAGATAAATAAAATGAGAAAGAGTTTTATATATAACGCCCCTGAAAACGAACCTCAGCAGTACTACTGGTATAAGTCAGGGTTGACGACAGAAGAAGTTGAAAAGGTTTTGGGCTTAGTTGGAAGTCTTCCAGAATCAAAAAGAGCAAATACAATAGGCAGTAAAGACGGAGGGGGAATCAGGTCTTCCATGATAAAGTGGATTCCTAATAACGACCCTAAATTTACCTGGCTCTACGAAAGATTAATGAACCTTTCAGTGGAAGCCAATAAAGCTTTATGGAGGTTTGATTTAAGTTCCTGCCTGGAGCAAATACAGTACACTGAATACTACGCATCAGAAAACGGTCATTATGACTGGCATCAAGACTTAGGGGTTGGAGCTCTCCCTTCTAAAAGAAAAGTTTCTATTACGATACAAATGTCTGACGCAGACGAATACGAGGGCGGTGAATTAATGATTTGCACTGGAAGCAACGGAGATGGAAAGTTAAGCAACACAAGGGTTTGCCCAAGAGGTAAGGGTGTGGGGGTCTTGTTTCCCAGCTACATGATGCATAGAGTAACCCCCGTAACATCGGGCGTTAGAAAGTCCTTGGTTCTTTGGGTAGGAGGAAGCCATTTCAGATGATTGAAATAGATGGCGCTATTTGGCTGGACAGCGGAGGTAAAAAAGGAGAGGTCATACAGATCCACGACCTTGACATTGTTCTTCCGAAAAAGCCAGCAAAAAAAGACATCCTCTTCCACGACAGACCTAAGGCGATGCAAATGTGGAGTCGCACCCCAATGCCAAAAGAACTGTCGAGGGTTAGAAGTATGGATGAGTGGTTCGAGAAACCTGCCGAGTTTCGACGTTCCTTTTCTCCTTACATCGAGCAAGAGTTTGAGCGGAGGCGTAACGGTGTTTGGTTTTACAATAATGGTGTGCCTACGTATATTACAGGCAGACACTACATGTTTCTTCAATGGTCGAAAATTGATGTCGGATATCCTTCGTACCTTGCGTTCCAACGTGAGATCTTTCTTCACATGGCTGCGTGTGAAATCGATCCCCGTTGTATCGGTCAGCTATATACTAAGTGTCGCCGTTCTGGCTATACTAATATCTGTGCCGCTGTACTTGTTGACGAAGCTACGCAAGTAAAAGACAAGCTCCTCGGAATCCAGTCCAAGACTGGTAAAGACGCCCAGGAGAATATATTCATGAAGAAGGTAATCCCGATGTTTCGGAGCTACCCATTCTTCTTTAAGCCTATACAGGATGGAACGACGAACCCACGTATGGAACTCGCTTTTCGGGAACCATCAAAACGAATCACCAAGAAGAATAAGACGTCACAGAAGGGTGATGCCCTCAATACCATCGTCAACTGGAAAAACACCACCAACAACGCATACGACGGAGAAAAACTCCACATCCTCTACCTCGACGAGGCAGGTAAGTGGGAAAAGCCAGTCGACATTAAAGAAGCCTGGCGGATTGAGAGAACTTGTCTCATCGTTGGTAAGAAGATAGTAGGTAAGGCCCTGGTTGGCTCTACCGTAAACCCAATGGACAAGGGGGGTGAAGAATACAAAAACCTATGGGAGGATTCAGATCCGCTCGAAAGAAACGCAAACGGAAGAACCAGAAGCGGCTTATACCGTATTTTTATCCCTGCTAGTCATGCTCTTGAAGGGTTTTTTGATAGGTACGGGAACCCTGTTGTGGATGATCCCTCTAGCCCAATAGAGGGCATTGACGAAGAACCCATAGACCAGGGGAGTAAAACCTACCTGAAGAACGAAAGGGACAGCCTAAAGCATGATCCCTCAGAGCTCAATGAGATTATTCGTCAGTTTCCTCTGACAGAGGACGAAGCATTCCGAGACAGTATCGAAGGGAGCATATTTAATATTGGTAAAATATACCAGCAAATAGATTGGAATAACAATCTGTACCCGAATCCTGTGGTGAGGGGAAACTTTATGTGGAAGGAGAAAGACAAAGAGGTTATTTTCTCCCCAGACGCTAGAGGTAGGTTCCGAATAGCTTGGCAGCCCCCTGCAGAGATGCGGAATAAAACTGCAGACAGTAGAGGCAAAAGAGTACCTCCAAACGCTCAGTATGGGGTTGGAGGCGTAGACTCTTACGACCTTGACGAGACTGTAGACGGAAGGGGGTCTAAGGGGGCTATGCACCTGTATAACAAGTTCAATATGAACGATCAGGTTCCGAGCAACATGTTTGTTTTGGAGTATGCCTCTCGGCCAGATCTAGCCAGCGTATTCTATGAAGACGTGCTTATGGCCGCTTTTTATTATGGTTTCCCTCTGTTAATTGAGAATAACAAATACGGAATAGTAAGGTACTTTGAGTCAAGGGGTTACGATGGTTATGTTATGAACAGGCCAGATCACTTGAAAACATCAAACTCCAAGGTAAATGTAAAAACTAAAGGGATCCCATCTAACTCTCAAGATGTTATCCAGGCTCACGCACACGCTATAGAAACCTATATTCATAATCACGTTGGAGTCAAGGCTGAGACCGCAGATTTTGGCAATATGTATTTTAACGATACTTTAGAGGATTGGATAGGGTATAAAATTAGCAATAGAACTAAGTACGACCTGACTATTAGCTCAGGGCTGGCGTTGCTTGGGGCCCAGAAAGGAGTTCAGAAAAAGCCTAAATCAGATTTAAGCGATAAGGTGTTCTTCAGGAAGAATAAAGTAAAAGAGTGGCACCGCTAAGTTTGCTATATTTGCCACTAGATGTACGGAAAGCAGGGCAAAAACAGTATAAACTTTCCAGACCCCCTGGCCCCTAGGTCCGTAAAAGAGGGGAGGGAGTATGGGTTAAGGTATGCTAGAGCTATCTCAAACCAATGGGGTAGCACCGAAAGGGACGGTTCCCTTATGAAAAAGCGCGTAAAAACTTTCGAGAGAAATAGAAAGTACGCTAATGGAACCCAAGACACTACAATATACAGGCAACTTCTTACTAGCCTTGACCCAAACAATGGCGACGGAAGCTTTTTGAATCTCGACTTTACGCCCGTCCCGATACTACCTAAGTTTGTTCGGATTGTAGTAAACAAAATACTTTCTTCTGATCCTTATCCAAACCTTGAGGCTGTAGATCCTTTGTCTTCAAATGAAAAAGACATGCAGAGGAGAAAGCTTGAGGCGACAATAAGAAACAGAGAAAAGCTTATAGAGGCGCAGAAAAAAACTGGGGTTCAAATAGCAGACACTGAAAGTATACCAGAAACCCTTGAGGAGGCTGAAATCTTCATGGGGAACAACATTAAGTCTAGCTCCGAAATTGCCGCTCAGATAGCTACAAACATGACACTGAAGTGGAATGACTTCAGTGACAACACGTACAGAAGATGCGTTAATGACCTCGCCGTACTTGGCATGTCTGTAGTAAAAAGATCTAATGACCCAAGCTACGGTATTACAACGGAATATGTAGACCCAGCTAAGTTTATACACAGCTATACTGAAGACCCAAACTTTTCTGATATAGTCTATGCTGGTCACGTAAAAAGAGTTTCTATACAGGAACTCAAGAGAATGGCTGGCGATCAATTTAGTGAGGAGCAGTATCAGAAGATTGCAGAAAAGGCTGCAAAGAAGTACAACTACGACACTGGAAAGCTTGGTCAGTCTATGTATGACGACTACATGGGCAAATACAAGTTCGGGTATGACGAGTACATGGTTGAGGTCATGGAGTTTGAGTTCAAGTCTGTGGACTGCATGGTATTTGAAAGCAAGGAAAGCAAGTATGGAAACGTGGGCTTTTACTTCAAGGGGGAGAGCTACAAGGAGCCCAGCAACTCAGTGTATAAAAGAGACGTACATAAAATAGAAAACGCAACTGTATACGGGGGAAGCTATATAGTTGGGTGTGATATGATTTTTAACTACGGGTTAAAGACCAACATGCCCAAAAACATGCACGATATTTCAAGGGCGAATTTGTCTTACTCTGTGGTAGCGACAAACCTGGAATCTATGATGCCCAAATCTATGGTAGATGGGTGTGTTGGGTTTGCAGACCAGCTTCAGCTTACCCACCTAAAGATCCAGCAAGCTATAGCAAAAGCTAAGCCAGATGGTATTATCATTGATATCGAGGGTTTGGAGAATGTTCAGCTCGGAAAAGGCGGGGAGCTACAGCCACTCGAACTTCATGACATCTACGAACAAACGGGTGTCTTCTACTACCGCAGCAAAAATCCCGAAGGCGGGTTCCAGAACCCTCCCATCAGGGAAATCGGCAATAGTGTACGGAACATCAACGAGTTTATAGCCCTGTACAATCACTACCTGAGAATGATCCGAGACGCCACGGGAATTAACGAGGCCATGGACGGGACTACTCCTAAAGGTGAGCAACTAGTTGGAGTTAGACAACAGGCCATAGCGGCTGGAAACAACGCCATATACGACATTACCAACTCCTCTATGGTGTTGTTTAAAAAGGTTTGCGCAGACATAGTAAAGTGTCTTCAGGTAATACCTAGAGAAAGCATACTGTATAGGGCTTACGAAAACGCCATAGGAAAAGAAAACATTGGTATACTGAACACTTTTAATAGGCTGTCTATGTACAACTTTGGGGTTCAGGTAGTGAAAGAGATGGAGGATGTAGAGAAGCAGTATCTAGAGCAGAACATACAGGTTTCTCTGTCTCAAAAAGAGCTTGACATAGAGGACGCCATAGCCATTCGACAGCTAAAAGACATAAACCAAGCAGAAAGGCTTCTAGTAATAAGGCGTAAAAAAAGAATAGCCACGAACCAGCAGATGGCTCAGCAAAACGTTCAGGCCCAGGCTCAGGCTCAAGCGCAGTCTGCTCAGGCGGCGTCCCAAGCTAAGGTACAAGAGATGCAAGCCAAAGCGCAGATAGATAGTCAGATGGAGCAGATGAAGGCTCAGCTAGAAGCGCAAATGGAGACGTTGAAGCACGAGCACAGAAAGGAGATAGAGATGATCAGAGCTCAGGCCAGCTTAGGATTTAGAACTGAGGAGCAGGAGTTCCGTGAAAAGCTGGAGGTTCTCAAGGAAGACAGAAAGGACGATAGAGTCAAAAAACAGGCCGTAGAGCAAAGCAAATTGGTTTCTCAGAGACAAGGAGAAAGAGGTGAGTTGGCGCAAGAAGCCGAGGAAGGTGGATCTCCAGAAGAAATTATAAATCAGATAATACAAAATGGCGCAGGTTAATCTTGATACAGCGGCAAGGCTGGATATCATTTGCAGAAAGGGAGACAGCTTTGAACTTAACGTAGAGTTCGGGGTGGACTTTACAGCCCTTGGCAATTCTGGTTTTAAAATGGAGGTTAGAAGTTCCGATACAGCTTCGGCAGTCACGTATTCTTCATCCGCATCTCCAGCAGACTTTACCATAGAAAGAGTAGACGATGAGGCTGGAGGGTCTGAAACATACCTAAAGGGTAAGCTTAAAATAAGCGCCCCAAATAATGCTATCGACACCTCTGGGCTGTTTGTTTACGACCTTCAGCATACAGACAACAACGTTACTAAGACGTACCTGTTCGGCACTTTTAAAGTTAACGAGGATATCACTGTCTGATGGCTAATGTAGTAGTGACTTCCTCTGGGGTTGCCACTATATCGGTAACGCCAAGTGTGGCTCCGCCTAGCGTATCTGCCACATCTGCTTCTGTCAGGACTGTAAACGTTTCTAAGACGACCAGTCCTGTTCAGATTACCATGGCTTCAGCCTCTACGGTTACAATATCTCCTACTACTACGCCGTCTATATCTGTTACTCAGTCTATACCAGCCCCGATTACAGTTACTGGGGTTGTTCCTGGCCCGAAGGGGGATCAGGGTATACAGGGGCCAGCTGGTGGGGTTTCGTCTGTAAATAGTTTAACTGGGGGTATTACTTTATCTGCTGGTGACAACGTCTCAATTTCAGATGATGGAAGCAATACGGTCACTATATCCTCTTCTTCAACGGGTGGTGGAGAAACAGACCTTAGTAAAACGGTTACTTCCTCTAAGATAACGGTTATTTCTAGTAGCGGTGATGACGTGGATCTTGATGCGGCTACGACAACCGATGCTGGACTTCTTACCGCTGCAAAATTTGATGAAATAGAATTAAACAACTCTCACAGAACGGGGTCTGTAACGGGGCATAGTGACGTAACGAACGCTGGTAGTGGGGCTATTATAACCGCAGACGAAAGGACGAAACTTGAAGGGGTAGACGATAGGGCCAACCACACGGGAAATCAACCCGCGTCCACAATCAGCGACTTCGACACCGAGGTGGCTAACAATTCTGCCGTGTCAGCTAACAGCGATAAGGTAAGCGCAGACGGGTCTGTCGGAACTCACAGTAATGTAGACCTAACTGGCCTGGCTGTAAACGACGTTTTAAAGTGGAACGGAACTTCTTTTGTTTCAGCTGGGGTAGATGAGTCTTTTGTTTTTTCCTGGGATAAAGTTGTGTATGACAACAACGTAGACGATGTAACTGATACTAGCCCTACTTCTGACAGAACCTCAACAATACTGAACGGAACTGGCAATCACATTACGTCTATCGACGTGACTCATACGCTTTCTAACTCAGTTGAGGGAAGTTTTGTAAGTGGGTCTACAGGGTCTGATAATTTAGGGATTCAAACAAGGGATATTTCTGAAAGTGGGTTTACGGGAAGAGCCAATCTTTCTTACAGCGGGGGATCCCCTAATGCTTCTGTAAGCGTGAACATGGCCTTCCCATCCTCGTTAACATCAAATAGCTACAATAGAATAAAGACTCAGTTTAAGTACGACTCAACGACTTACGATCACGAGCTAAAATACCTGTACAAAAACTACATGTACTTGGGCAAGCACACTGATGACACCCCAACGGACCAGGAACTTCAGGACTTTCAATACGATGAATTCATCAATAACGGAACGTCTAACACTACCGACATTTCAGCAAAGGGGGTGTCTCTCAACGATACTAGCCAGCATATTCAGTTCTGGTACCCAAATAGAATCACAACAACCCCATCCTTTAGTGTTGGATCTAGCGCTGGAGCCCTGAACGCTGAGACATGGACAGCCATATCTGGAACAATATCTCATACTAACTCAGCGGGATTTACAGAAACCTATAGGGGCTGGAAGAGTCCTAACCCGCTAGATAATACGGGGGGTGTAAACACATGGTACATTGAAGTAACTTTTTAATTAGAGATGCCTAAACTAAGTAGTGTTATAGAACAGGTTTCAGGAGCCTTTAAGATGGTAAAGGGTAAGGACGTAGACCTTACTGATGCTGATCTTATGGGTAGTAATCTTGATGACAATGACCTGATACTTATAGATGACGCTGCTGCAGGGACACAGGACTCTACAAAAAAGTCTGTAGTTAGCAGGGTTTGGGATTACATATCAACTAAGCTTGCTGCAGTCACTGATGTAAGCTCTTATAGCTGGGTGTTAGATGAGAACGACATGGCCTCTGACTCTGACACAAAAGTGCCAACGCAGCAGTCAGTAAAGGCTTATCTATCTAGTTTTCCAGGACCTACGGGCCCAGATGGTGGTCCTGGACCGCCAGGAACCCCAGGAACGCCAGGGACACCAGGAGACAACGGTGACGACGGAAACCCTGGTGACGATGGAGGTCCAGGTCCTCCAGGGGAGCCAGGCCCTCCAGGAACGCCAGGGACTCCAGGGGAAAATGGAGACGACGGAAACCCTGGTCCTGATGGGAGCGCAGCGATAGTAAAGACTTTTGTGGTAACCGTACAAAGCGTAGAGGGATCCAATAAGTATTTTGTAGATGGCGTACAGCAAGACTCTATAACCCTTCTTAGGGGTTTTACGTATGTGTTTGACCAATCTAACAGTAGCAACAGCGGTCACCCTATAGCTATATCTACTACTAGTGACGGAACCCATAATTCTGGGTCTGCTTATACAAGTGGATGGACCTACAGCGGAACTGCTGGTAGTTCTGGCGCTAATGGCAGTTTTTCAGTTCCTTCAGACGCTCCTGCAGCACTGTACTACTATTGTCAAAATCACTCTGGAATGGGTGGGAGCATTACCACTGAGGTGCTTCAGTCTGGTGATGACGGTAGTCCAGGGAGTCCAGGAAGTCCAGGGGAACCAGGGACACCAGGGACACCAGGGACGCCAGGGGAACCAGGGGGACCAGGTCCTGATGGTCCTGATGGGAGTCCAGGGCCTCAAGGAAATGGGGGGGATACGGCGTATCAGGTTTGGAGCTCTCAACCAGGAAATAGCGGAACTGAGTCGGATTTTTTAGATTCTTTGGTAGGTCCACCTGGCCCTACTGGGCAGACTGGCCCCACTGGACCTACAGGCCCAGAAGAGACCCTAGATAGCACCATAGATATATTCCTTCCAGACGCAGGTACAACCGAAAGAATATTTGGAAAGTTTACTAAGACGGACGAAATATCAGTTGGTGATGGGAGCAAAACCGCATTAGATATAATAAAAGAAGCTCTAATATCTCTAGGCCAAATTGGAAACCCAAGTATAACTGCCAACCCAAACAATATAGACTACGATACTGTATCTACAAATACCCCTGTTTCTATAAGCTCATCTCTAAACAATGTAAACCAATCTCAAGGGTCTAGTCTATTTTTTCAGTTGCAGAAGTTTACTGGATCTACAGCAAGCTCTTCTTCAGATTGGCAGCCCGTAGGAAGTTCGATAGAAAAAACTGGGTCGGGAGTCCAAACGGCTACTTTCCCAAACCAAACTGTTTCTTTTAGCGCCAATCCTTCGGCATCTTCGTTTCAGCACTTTAGGGTTAAGGCTACAGACAGTGAAAGCAACCAATCGAAATTTAGTAGTATCGTTTCTTTTAACCCCTCGTATGCTGCCCCCACTGTTACTCTTACTGCTGGCAGAACTACTAACGCCACTGGATCGTCAGAGTCTAACGCAAATAGACTTATATACAATGGTCAGACTTCATTTAGCGGGACTATAACTAGAAATAGCCCTGGCGTAGCCCTTGACAAGTATGCCATCTATCTCTCTGGACAAACAAACCCAGTTGTTGGCCCAACAAGCATACCCTCTTCATCATCTTCTGCAAGCGTGTCTGGTAGCCATGACGCAGGGTTTATAGACATACAAAACCAAAAGCAGTTTACTGTAAAGGTTTGGGACGATAAATCTTCTTATAGCTCTAACACCTCTCCTGCAGCGGCCACCAGCAGTAGCTCTTATACCATAAACAGGCTGCCAGTAAGAATGGTCATCACTACCACTGAGGCTGGGTCTAGTTACACTGACGCCCAGTTCAGAACTCTGTACACCTCTCAGTCGTTTGGCAACAATATGCAGCAGATAAACGAACATGCGAACACTGCTACAAGGGATAGTTCTACAAACGACTTGAGCCTTCAGTTTACTGTTCCTAGCGGGGCTACGTCAGGTAGGTTTATATACTTCTTTATTCCGAGATACTATTTTGAGAATTCAAATGGTACAGTTCAAGATATTACTGGGACATCGAACCCAAACATAGAGTTTATCTTTGACTACAACGGAACTAACCAGTCCTATGTTATTGATGACTTTGGAGAGCTTGACGCCGACTACTGGCTTTATGGTAGCGATATAGATATCCAGACTCAGTTTGGAAGCTCATCATACTATACGCCACATATAGTCATAAGAATAAAGACAGCCTTAGGAGGGTCAGGACAGGTTGGGAAAAAATATTTAATAAAGAATACTGAGTAATGCCTGAATTTGACGGACCCTTACAGCATTCAAACTCAAGTGCCTTTCTCGTAAACCTGGCTAAAAGCGGAGGAAGTCAGCTTCGAGGAATTGGAATATTTGCGTCTATTAACGGGGCTTCACCTAATAGAAACAGTCTCCCTTCAGATATGCGGGTTGAGGGGTACTTGGCTATCGTAACGGATGTAGATAAAGTATATCAGTACAAAGGAGGGGGATGGACCACCGCTAGTAATTGGGCTGAAATAGGGAGCGGATCTGGAACTCCAGGAAATGATGGGGAAGATGGCGCCCCAGGCCCTCCAGGGGAACCAGGGAGTCCAGGCACTCCAGGACAGGACGGTCAAGACGGAACTCCAGGACAGGACGGTCAAGACGGGGCAGACGGAACTCCAGGTGGACCCCCAGGTCCTCCAGGGGATGGTTTTACTGGAGGAAATTACAATAGCGGCACTGGAGTTGTAACGTTTACATCAGACACGGCTGGCCTTGGGTTTACTACAGGAGACTTGCGCGGAGCTCCAGGAAACGACGGTCAAGACGGTACCCCAGGACAGGACGGTCAAGACGGAACTCCAGGTGGGCCTCCAGGTCCTATCGGCCCTCCAGGCGAGGATGGCCCCCCAGGCCCAGACGGCGCTGTATCCATAAAGCTGGCTAAGATGACTATATCGTCATCTCATCATTCTGATGACAGCACCCCTTTTCTTTTTTCTGATTATGAATCTACTGATGGGGGTTATGAAAAGATACCATTTGATACGCAAAGTCTTGCTGATGGGTTAAGCACTGACACTGGAAACTATGAAATTGACATAAATTCCGATGGGACGTACTTAATAGCATACAGCGTTAACTTTGTTAAACGGGGCGCCACTTTGACACAAAACGCATATAAAACTTATGCGGCTACTTCTGCAAATGGAACTCAGTATGCTGAATCTATAGTGTCGTACAATATAACGGACTCAAACAGCCTCTCAAATCATAGAACCGCAACTGGACTTGAAATTGTTAGCCTGTCTAGCGGAGATTCTGTAGCGGTGTATGTAGAAGGTATTGGAACAGACTATGGAACCAGCAACACTACTGGCCTTTTCATAGCGGGTACAGATGATGCGGGGAGTGGCACCACTTTCAGGATGGGTGAGTACGACGACAACTTCACTGGAACATCTAGGGGTGGTTGGTTTCAAATATTTAAAATAGGTTCTGGAGCTGATGGGTCTCCAGGTCCAGCTGGCACTCCAGGAAATGACGGTCAGGACGGCACCCCAGGAAACGACGGTCAAGACGGGACAGTCTACACGCCTGGAGATGGACTAGTCCTTAATGGCACAACCCTTTCTACTGACCTAAAGGCAAACAGCGGCCTCGTAATAGACAGTGGAGAGGTATCCATAGATGTAAACGACGTTACTGATGCTGTACAGGAGGGAAACAATACTGTTCCAGACCTTATAAGAGAGGGGATTACGGGGGGCGTTGAGATGATAGGCCACATAAACTCTTCTCAGGGCACAGTAAAGTTTACTTTCGATCAGTTCATAGAGGCTATAGTGTCGGGAATGATAAACTCAGAAGTATCCAGTGGGTTCGGAAGTGTAGATACCTATACTGGGGCGGGGTCGACAACTCCTTATGACCTCGACGGCGACGGAGTTATAGGAGTATCTGACCTCCTAACTATGCTGTCCAACTTCGGGGGTTCAACATCGACGACGATACCAAGAGAAGTCCTGTTTAAGTATAAAGACGATGTAGATGACGCGAACACAAACGGATCTTTAGGTACGGTTAGCGGAAGTGCCTCCCAGTTTGGAGTTACAAATCAAGTAATAGGTGTCATTACAGATACCGACCACTTTACGGTCAATGCCGTAGACAGTGGACAAAAAAGCGTTGACGTAACCATAGATAACACCAATGGATCTACCACTGAAGACATGGTTGTCTTTAAGGATCAAACTGGAGGGGCCACTGGTGATGTATTAATATCTACGATTGGGGCTCAATACACAAACGGGTCAATAAAAGCAAGTCTTGGAGGGTGGACTTTCATTAATCCTGGAGTTGGATCTTTCTTTTTTGTCTTGTCAATGAAGGTCGGCAGAAAAGTAGGATCAACATACACTTTCAGCACTCCCGTTCCAATAACTCAACATGTAGGTACTTCTGATCTTGCTATTGTAGATGTAGTACTGACAAATGCAGAAACCGTGGTAGAAATGAACGAATTGATACTCCCCACTCTTTCAGCAGATGACGGAACTGTTGACATAAAAAAGGTTTTTGATGCAGGAACGGCCAGTAACGTTGACTTTATAGCCCCTAATACAACAGAGGTAGCTATTCAGCTTATGTATAGTATGGCTGGAAATGGCGAAGCGCAGCCTCAGCAGACTGGAAGGGGAGACGTAACTTACACATGTAGCGTTTTTTAACCAATGGCAATTCAAATATATAAAGACGGTAACGTAGTAACGGTGTACAACACCGTGAGCCAAAAATCAATAAGCCTAGCTCAAGACGAGGATGTTGTGGCTACTGTAAACTCTAGTAATTCTAACGCAGTAGATGTAAGAATAGGTCCTTCTGTTGCGTCTGACAGCGATATAAGGTTGTTTTTTGGGGTTAACCACACTCTGTTTGAAGACGAATCTGGAACTGCACTTGGCGCCAGCGCCTCGGCTACAGCTACAGCCATAAACAACATATTTGACGACCTAGTTAACAGAGGAAGGTTTAGGGGGATACTCTTAAATACCACAAACTCAAATAGCGGAGGTGTGGGAACGGGAACTATTCGTTTTGCCGTTGGAGATACATTTATAAACTTCGGGAACAACAAGGGTCACTTTCACGTAGACACTGCTTTTGATTTTACGAGACAGCAGAACCTTTCTAGTGCTATCACTCACTATCTAACTCACGTAACTAATGTTACAAAAATTGCTGTTGGGGGTGATGCAAAACTAGTAGACTTAGACCCAACTACTGGAAGCGATGCGTTTTCCGAAAGCATGCAGAGCTTCGCCATAAGTACAACTGGAGGGGTTATTTTCTCTGCCAATTCAGGTTTTGCTGTGATTGGAAATTCCCTTACGTCTGGGACGGCTACAGCATCAACAGTTAGCTCATCTAATATTACTAGCGGGACCAACGCAGACATAAATATAGATCCAAACGGGTCTGGGAATGCTGTTTTTAAAGGAAGTGCAACAAGAGGGTCTGGACAGATTGTGTTAAACTGTGAGGTTAACACTCACGGAATTACAATAAAGGGCCCTCCTCACTCAGCGGGGGCTTCATATACTCTGGTCCTTCCCGACGACGAAGGGTCTAATAACCAGGTTTTAAAAACAGACGGTAGCGGAAATTTAGACTGGGTTGACGTAGACAGCGGTGTAACAAGCGTGACTGCTGGAGTAGGACTAGATGGAGGGGCAATAACCTCCACTGGCACAATAGACTTAGCGGATACGTCTGTAACCGCTGGCAGCTACACAAACGCAGACATAACGATTGACGCGCAGGGAAGGATTACATCAGCCGCTAATGGATCTGGAGGAAGCGGTGGAAGTAGCACTCTGTTGGGTTTGACAGACACCCCTTCATCATTTGGTAGCTCTGGTCAAGTTCTTGCAGTAAACAGCTCAGGAAATGCAGTGGAGTTTGTAAACCAGAGTGGTGGAAGTGGTGGAACTCAACAAACCCTGGATGGTCAAAAGATAGAGTTTGTAACTAGAAGCTCAGCATACGGAAACGGCGCATACGAAGGCAAGGTCATGAAGTTTGGCACTGCTACTCTTCAAAGTTTAAAGCTATACCAGTACACATCTTCTGGATGGTCCCCTACTGACGCAAACCAGACAGGAAAAGCAGAGGGCATGCTGGGATTGGCGCTCGGATCAAGTGAGTCTTCGGATGGATTGTTGATGGATGGTCTTATTAGCGCTAATGCATTTAGCGGGTTTTCCGCTGGAGACACCCTGTACGTCAGCGAAACAGAATCAGCGATAACGAATACTGCGCCCACGGCATCGGGATCTATTGTGAGAATAGTGGGGTATGCCCTTGGAACTGGATTCATTCACTTTAACCCATCTGATAACTTTATCGAGCTTGCGTAATGCCAGACATAAGCAGCTACAACGGAATTGAAATGGCGGATATTTCATCAATAAACGGTCAAACAGTGCCTTCGGGATCAAGCGGAGTATCAGAGTCTGATGATGGCGTATTGTACTTTGAAGCAGGGGGGTTTAACAACAGGGTGCCCGATGCAGACGAAATATTTGCAGGTCAGGCAGTGGCTCTATATAAAGCTCAGATTTCATCTAGAACTGATATAGTCAGGATGAAGTTAAATCAGTATCACCTATATGCCTTGTCTAGTGACGACAAGCTGTATAGCATGGGGTATACAAATCAGGCCTACATGGGCCGATCTATAACGGGGACTGGAAATGAGCCATACAAGCTAGTAGAGTGTTTAACTAACGTATCTAAGTTTGCTCCTCATTCGTCAGGCTGTTGGGCAATCAAAAACGACGGAACTCTTTGGTGGTGTGGAAGCATTGGGTTGTATGCGTCCAGCAGCCACACGGGTCAAAGTACGACTATATCTAGCTATGGGTGGAAACAGTTTCAGTCTGATACGGATTGGATAGATATATTTGGTTGGCCCCCATACCCATCTACTATGTTTGCCACAAAAGGGTCTTCTGGATCTGAATATTTATACACTTGCGGTTACAATCAATATGGTAGAACTGGACTTGGAACTACAAGCGGAACTACAAAGCCGTGGACTAGAGTTAAGTCCGACGCAAGCACAAACTGGTCAGAAACTATTTCTAAGGTTGATGTAGGGTACAATGCAACCCTCGTAGTGACTAAGAGCGGAAAGTTCTTTGCTATGGGTGACGCAAACTACGGGGCTTTGGGTCAGGGTAATACGTCCGATAGCAGCTATCCAGTTCAAATAGGAAGCGACACAGACTGGGAAACTCCCGTTCGAGGGAGGGTTGTTTCTTACTGTATTAAAACGGATGGCACTTTATATGCGTCTACTTCAAGCAGCAGTTATTACGACATCAGGGGAAGCGTAACAAATAGAACATACAGTCAGGTAGGTACCGATAGCGACTATCAAGAACTAAGAGTCATAGCCAACAACAGTTCAAGTGGGTCGGAATTGATATTTGCAAAAAAGAACAACGCTTGGTATGCTAACTGGAACAACTCATTTACTAACGGTTTTATGGGGAGTGGGTCTAGTCCAGCCCCTGGGGTAAACACGTGGGTTACTATTAATACCATGCTGAAGGGCAATGACATAACACCTACCATTACTGACATGGCTATAACCTACAAGGGCGGAACTAGCTCTGGCGGAGAGACTGTTCTTGTGTCTACTCAATCTGCTTAACAACAAATAAAACATGGCTAGTTATAAAGTTTCTGTAACATCAAATGAAGATTTGATGCAAGAGTGGAAAGACAACAGGTGTCCTAACTTCTGTTTTTGTTTTGATCAAGAGACCCTAGAAGACTGCGTCATCGAAGACGGAGAGTATATGGCAACGTATCAAAGCATGGAGTTAGATCAAAAAACAAACTTTACCTATATAGGTGAAAATGGAAAGGAGATTGATTATAGTTTGGATCCTGGGGAGTACGGAATAAAGCCTTGATTTATTATCTATATTTGCATCAATGAAAGCCTGTAAGTGCTATAAGAGGGGAGGGAGAGTGAAACTCAAAATGGGGGTTCACAAAGACAAGAAAAAAGGAGGGCTTACAAGGGCTGGAATAGCTAAGTACAACAGAGAGACTGGGAGTAATCTCAAAATGGCTGTTACTACAAAGCCTTCAAAGCTAAAACCTGGAAGTAAAGCTGCGAAGAGAAGAAAAAGCTTTTGCGCCAGAATGAAAGGAGTAAAAGGGCCAATGAGAAAACCAAACGGAAAGCCTACTAGAAAGGCTCTTGCACTAAGAAAATGGAACTGTTGATATGGATGCGCTAACTCAATTTGAACTGCTTAGCATAGTCGGGGCACTTATAGGGATGTGGGTCAAGTTTCAAAACGATTACACTAGCCTAAAGGCTAGAGTGGGGGTCATAGAGGCTGACAACGGGGAGCTCAAGCAAAACATAAAACAGCTTCTTGAAGACATACAGGAGATCAAGCTTCTCCTAGCTAAAAACAAAGTAACATGAATAATACTAGCCAAGTCGCATTCGGTCAGCTGGGATCTGCTTTTGCAACAGGAACTGGATCGATTACAATTCCCAGCGGGAAAACCGTGGTTGCTATCACCGCCCTTGCAGCTGCGAAGCTGGACTCATCCACAGCAGTTGAAAGCGGATTTGATAAACCTACCAATGCTGTCGCTATTCCTGCTGGATGCACCATATACGGAAGATTTACGGAGGTTGTGCTCGATGAGGGGTCAATCATGGCATACTTCGGATAATGAAAGCAGTTAAGTATCAAAAAGGCGGTAAGGCTCCAAAGCTTGAAATCTTTAACAAGACAGTTATGGTTGACCCTCCTAAAGGCTTTCACTGGATGGAAGAGCAAGGTCGCTACTACTTGATGAAGGGGGATTACAAGCCTCACCCTGGGGCTCTCAAGCAAGCTAAGTTCAAGCAAGCTAATCACCCTAAAGGATGATGGGTAAAAAAAAGTTTAACCCTAAGTACACCACTGGTAGTGCTAACGTAGGTGAAAGAAAAAGGCTGATGACTGAAATCAGCAACATCTACAAAAAGCACAGAGGGACAGCCGCAAAAAGAAAAAAGAAAGGGTTTCCTCCAGCAGTGGAAGCGAGGCTCAAGTCGCTAATGAAAAGAAGAGACAGGATATGAAGCCAGTAAAAAAGTACAAGAAAGGGGGCATGGCAGGGCTTAGTGCAGCTCAAAAAGAGGTGTATAGAAGGGGCCTTGCGGCATACATGAGTTCTGGAAACAGACCCAAAGTTTCTCAACACGCCTGGGCTATGGCTAGAGTGAAGAGCGACTTTGGACGTAAAGAAGCAGCTAAAATAAGGGCTAAAAAAGGGAAGTAATCCCTAACTATATTTGCTAAAATTTAATTTATGGAAGATCAACAAGTTAACCCTACAGAAGGTCAGGAAACTCCTTCCTTCACTTTTGTAGACGAGGCTGAGGTTCAGGCCGCTATGCAGCAGGAGCAGCAGACTCAGGAAACAGAGCCAACAGAGGTTGTGTCGGAGATCCCCGAACAGACTCAAGAGGTAGAGACTTCAACGGAAGAAACTCAACAACAAGATACTGAAGATTACTCCGAGCAAGAAATGGAAGGTGCCGTCCTGGAATACCTAAGCGAAAGGCTAGGTACCCAGATCGAATCTTTCGATTCTCTTCTCGGAAGTCCGCAACAAGAGAGCGAACTTGACGAACGGATATCTGCTATTGCGGAGTTTGTTCAAGAAACTGGACGTTCCCCGCAGGACTGGTTCGTGTACCAGCAGCTCAACCCTTCCGAAATGGATGATATGACTGCCATTCAGGTTCAAATGAACTCTGAGTACCCGAACCTGTCTCAAGAGGAGGTAGCCACGCTGATGAACAGCAAGTACAAGCTCGATCCTGATCTGCATACAGAGGATGAGGTGAAACTCTCGCAGTTGCAACTGAAAATCGACGCTCAAAACGCACGTCAGAGTATCGACGGGCTTCGAGAGAAGTACGCCGCACCTGAGGCAAGTGAGAGTGGAGATGATCAGCCTCTATTAGACGATCAGTGGATGGAGTCCATGAGGTTTGAAACAGAAGCCTTTGAAGGTGTTGAGTTTGAACTCGGTAACGGAAAGAGCTTCACTTTCGGATTGGACGACAACTACAGATCTAATCTTGTAGAGAAAAACACTCGCCTTGACGAGTTCTTTGATCCTTACGTCCAACAGGATGGGAGCTGGGACTACGACAAGCTGAATGTTCACAGAGCCGTGATCGACAACATGGAACAGATCGTTCAATCTGTCTACAAACAAGGTATGGCAGACGGTCAAAAAGGTCTCGTGAATCAAGCAGCCAACGTACAAGTTCAGACCCCAAATCAAGGTGGACAAACCCAGGAGGATAGTCTTTCAGCGCAACTAAGACAAGCGTTGGGGGGCGATACCACTTGGTCCTTTTGAAACAAAAAACTTTTACAATAAGAAATTATGAGTGCTATAGGCGCAACACAAGGGAGTACCAACGTCAGTGATGTCGGTGCATCGCTGAAAATGACTCCCGACAACTACGTGGCTCTTGGGTCACTTCTCGAATACAACAAGCCCGATAATCGGGACTTGCTCATCAAAACCTTCGGTGATCAAGGCATCACTGGCTTTCTGCAGCTGACTGGCGCTGTCCGCTCTGGCGGTACCGCTGACGAAGTTCAGTACTGGGAGGAGGGTCGCCTTCACAAGAAGGTTCCTATTGCTTCTGGCGGCGGATTGGACACCACGTCTGGTGCAACTGGTCACTTTACTGTGGCTAACTATAGCATCGACGACGGAGAGAATCAATCCACTACAAAGCCAGTTAGATTGAACGACGTTCTTTTGACCCCTGGCGGTCAGAGACTGGTTGTTACTGGCCTTGACGATGACAACGAGGAAGTTGATGTTATCAGAATGGATGGCGACACCCTGACGGCTGAGGACAGTGCGACTGAGCTGATCATTATCGGAAACGTGTACGCTCAGGGAACCAATCAACCCACTGAGTTTTACCAGACGGAAGTCAAGAAGCGCGTTAACCCGTACTTGATTACCAAGGAAACCTACGAGGTGAATGGTTCTCAAGCCACGAACATCGGTTGGATTAACGTCGGTAACGGCGACTACAGATGGTACGTGAAGGGTGAAATGGACACGCGGAAGCGTTTCATGAACCAGCGCGAGATGATGATGCTGTTTGCTCAGGATGCTGACACTGCAACAGATAATAAGATTGCTATCAGTGGCGGCGAAATCGCTGGATCTGAAGGCTACTTCCAGGCTGTTTCTCGTAGAGGAATCACGACCACTGGAGCCTTTGGTGACGGTGCTGGCTTTGCTGACATTGACACGATCATTTTCGAGCTTGACAAGCAAGGCGCTCCCTCTGAGTACGCTATGTACGTTGACCGCAAGACTTCTCTTGCTATCGACGACATGCTTGCTGTTGGTATCGCTACCCAGACCACTGCTGGTCTGCCTGGTCAGTTCGGAGCCTTCCAGAACAGTGCCGACATGGCCGTTCAGCTTGGCTTTAAGAGCTTCACCAGAGGTGGTTACACCTTCCACAAGCACGGATGGAAACTGATGAGCGACCCGACTTTGCTCGGAGCTTATGGTGATTCCAAGCCGTTCAAAGGAGCCATGGTTCCGATGACTACGGTTGCTGACGCCAAGACTGGCGTTAAGGCTCCTGCTCTGGAGATGAACTACAAGGAGACGAACGGATACAGCCGTGAGATGGAGCACTGGGTTGAGGGCGGTGGCGTCCTTGGTTTCAAGACGAACGACAAGGACACTGCAAAGTTCCACTACCGTTCTGAGTGCAACCTGATCACCCGTGCTGCTAACCAGCACGTCATCCTTACGTAATTAACCTGAAGTGAAGGAGGGGGCTTCGGCCCCTTCCTAATCTTCGCAACACATATAAGTATGGCAAATATTTTTCCTCTTGTATCAGAGACGGCGTCTGAAACCGTAACACTTTCTATTGCTGCAGACGCTACCTCAGCTACGCATAACCTTATAGTCAATTCAAGAGAAATCGAGATTGACGCTCAAGGGGCGGACGCTGCATGCACTCACGTGGTGAACGTACAGGCTCCCAACGGCATGATTTTTTTCGTTGATTTTCTTGATGGCGATTCCTTGAATGCAAATGGAGCGAGCGCAGCTGCAACTTCTGTCACGCTCAAAAAGGGTGATAATGAGATCCTTCTTGATGCCGTGGGAGAGGCTGCGTGCGTGTTGAGCACTGAGACTGGATTTGTAGATGGAACTGGTATCCTCGGAACCGACCTTGGAGCCACGTCTGGAGCTACTTTTAGCTAATAAACACTGGTAATTGAGCGTGGGGCTTTAGCCCCCGCTTTCTTACTCTTACTTTTAAATTTTAATTTAATGCCTACTACAACCGCAAAGCGGGGACCTGGTCGTCCCGCTACAAAAAAAACGACTCAACCTAAAAAGAAAGTCTCTATTCAAAGAGACATCCCGAAAGATCAAATTAGAGAGTATCAAACTCAAGGCGAACGAGGTGCCGTGTTTTTGATGCAACAAAGCGGGATTACCGTGTTTGACAAAAACTCAAACAGCATAAGAGAAATCCGATACTGTCCGAATGAACCAAGCATTTATAGGGACGAACAGTCAGACTCTGCTAGAAGAGAGGCGGTAATTTTTCAGGACGGAAGGCTTTTTGTGAGGCCTGATCAACCAAACCTCATGGAGTTTCTTGACACGCATCCAGGAAACACTTCCAACAAGGGTAATCTTTTCTTCTTGGTAGACAAAGAAAAGAAAGCCACTGTAGAGGTAGACAAAGAGTTTCTTGTGGCGGACGCCATCACGATG